TCTAAATCTATGTGAAAATATATTTTTGCCTTTGGGTATCTTTTTGCAATATCGTTGATATCCCTAATCCCAGATTCTGTTATAATTTGTCTCATAAAGATAAATACCTTATTTAAACAAAAAACCCACTATAATGGTGGGTTTTCTTGTAGTAGTTCTAATGTTTTGAAATAATCTACTCTTGTTTTTGCAATGTTTGTGTAATTTTCACTTAATTCTATTCCCAACCATCTACGTCCAAGTATTTCTGCTGCTACTAAACTAGTACCACTACCAGCAAACGGGTCCATGACTATATCGTTCTTGTAGGATAATATCTTAATCGCTTTGGTAGGTATATCCATCGAGAACGTTGCCTTGGTGAGTGATTTAGTATCTGCAAAGTAATTCCACTGACCAAACACAAGTTCCATAAACTCTTTCTTATCGTTTTCCTCATAAACCATTTTTTTCTTTAATGTTCCATCTTCTTGTTCAATTTCGGTTGGAACTCCTTCCCACTGTGGTTGTCCTTTTACTTTCTTAATGTGATGTTTTTTGTATGCCAAAATCACACATTCTTTTGGATTGTAAATGTAAGGACTAGATGGGCTCATCCATGAACCCCAAGCAGTAGTTTTACTTCTATGTGGTGATTGTTCTTCAAGGTCAACAATACCAAAGAAACCAAAACCTATTTCTTTCATAATTTGCCACATCTCAGAAACAAAAAAGATACGACCACCTTTTTTCTGTCTGTTGATTTCATATGGGATGTTCAAAGCGATACGACCGTCGTCTTTCAATACTCTGTATGTCTCACTTAACCATGCTTTAGCAAATTCAATATACTCTTTGAACTCTACATCATCCTCATGTACGTCGTACTCAATTCCTACCCCATAAGGTGGACTCGTAACGACCAAATCAATGCACCCTTCAGGTAATTTTTTCATCACCTCAACACAATCTCCGTTAATTATTCTTCCTGTTTCTATCATTTTTTATATTCCTGCAGTTAAATGGTAATAGTATCCTTTACTGGTTGTATCACCATATGATTTATATATTTCATATGATTTTTCATCATATATGATTTCGTTTATTACTTCTACTCTACAACCAACATCATAGACTTTTAATCTTAATTTATCAATATCAAAATCCTCTTCAAGAGGTATGTCATAAACAACTTGTTCACCCTTACAATAATCCTCAATGATTAAAAATGCTTTATCACTGCAATATTTTTCTTCAAAATCAACCTTGTCTACATCTAAAACCTCAGTTTCATAAACAACTTTACCTTCTTCATCTTCTACTCTTAAAATGAATGTTTGGGGAAAAGGTCCCATGATTGATTCGTTTGGTGAATCAAAATATGAATCAACTCCCAATATTTCACAGATTTGGTCGTATTCTAATTCATCTTGTTCTACACCACCTTCACGTAGTTTTTCATACTGTTCAGTGTTTAATTCAAAAGGGTAAAGTTCCGCACCTTTACCAGCAAGGATAATTTTGTAGTATTTCATATTATTATAGATTAAAAAATGTAATCAATTATTTTGTATAAGACAAATGCAGTACCGAATAACCACCCAAGTACTAAAATTATTGCTAATATTCTGTAATTTTGTTCTACTTTATCTTTACTTCTACCTTGAAAATCGTTTGTATTCCATTCTTTCATGTTTACAATGTTTGTGCGATTATTTGAGCTAACTTATAACCGGTGAACGCTCCTATAGCTGCAGACCCAGGTAATACTATAAATTTACCCAACATGGTTTCATATTTTTTTCTATTCACAATGTATGAAATTAGTATGTAATAAACAATATAATTGATTAAAACCAAAAAGTCCAGTTCTTTTGCTGCAAATACTACTATAGAATTTCCAAGAAACCCCCACATAAAGTTAATGAAGGTTTCACGGATTAATTCGTTTGGTGTTGTTATTGCATCTAATACGTTTATTTCCTTATCAAGACCCGTTTTACTTTTCAAGGGTTTCGATGTGGTGTTGGAGGTACCAGAGGGCCTTTCTGAGGTCTTCAAGTTCTTTATCTTTTCCTTTTTTTCCTGCACGTGATATATATTTTACTGTGTTTCCTAAACTAAAACCCAATTCCCAAGCATCAATTACTTTGATTGCTTCGTAAGGATTATTTTCTCCACCATAATGCTGTGGGTGATTTACTTGTTCCATTATTCTTCTCTATATTCTTTTAACAACTCATCGTTAGAAATGGTTCGGTATTTTTCACTTAATCCTGACACATTTATATTAGATTTCATATTAGTTTTAATTTCTAAAATTTTTTCAGAGGCATCTAATGATTTCGAAACTTCTCTGATAATTTTGTATGGGTCAGCATTTGAACCTGGTCTTCTATCTTCAACATAACCTTTCCATTCTTTCGCCGTGTCCTGTGGAACTCTAATCGATGCACCTCTATCAGAAACACCCCAACTGAATTTATCAATCGCTTGTGTTTCAAATCCACCAGTTAATCTTAAATGATTGTTTGACCCATATGCGTTGATGTGTTCTTCATGTCTTGATGCAAACGAATTGAAGATAGCCATGAAATAATCATATCCTCCTTTATTTCTCATTTTATCGTTTGAGAAGTTGGTATGTAATCCTGAACCATTCCATGCTCCGTGTGTAAGAGGTTTAGGGTGTAAATCAATATGGTAATTATACTTTTCAGAAATTTTATATAGGAAGTATCTACTCATCCATAGGTCGTCTCCTCCTTTTAATTTACCTTTTGAAAATACTTGGTATTCCCACTGACCTAATGCAACTTCAGCATTTGTTCCTGTAATATCAATACCATATTCTAAACACATATTTAAATGGCTCTCAACAAAATCACGTCCAACCACATTGTGACCTACACCACAATAATATTCTCCCTGACCTTTAAGAATGTTTCTTTTGTGTCCTAATATATTACCGTTGATTTCCTCACGGATAAAATATTCTTGTTCAAAACCAAACCAAAGTCCTTCTTCCTCTTCATTCAATTTTGCTCTCATGTTAGATTCATGTGGTTTACCATCTGAATCCATAACCTCACATAACACATAAACTGTGCTGTTTTCTAATGGAAACCCATATCTAGTATAAACTCTTACTGGTTTTAAGATTCTATCTGAATTTCCAGTATCCGCCTGATTTGTTGACGATCCATCAAAATTCCAAACCGGTAACTTACCAACTTGCACTGTATTTTTAATTGATTCGTAGTCTACAATTTTAACTTTGCTTCTTAAATTTGGTTCAGGTTTATAACCATCAAGCCAAATGTATTCTAATTTAACTTTCATTTATTATTATTTATATAGTTGATTATTGTTTCTTCATCCGCACCACTATTAAATAACCTATAGACCGCACGAGAAAACTCGTCGGTTGTAAAAACAGCGTCGGCGTCAAGGTATTTCATTATGTGATGTTGGTTGTTTAAGATATGTTGTTTACTCAAAAATCTCTTATTGAATCCCATCTTCTTTTGTTTTGATGCTACTTAAAAATTCTTCTAACTTTAAAATCTCTTCCTCAGTTGGTTCCATTTTTTCTTTCAATGTTTCCATTTCTTGTTTTCCAACTAAAGTACTCAATAAGTCTGAGTCAATATCTCCTCCCATTTCTTTTAAAATGGTTCTAACTTTTGTCCCAAATTGCATATCGTTTGGGTATTCTTTTGATAAATTTTTTAAAATTTCGTATAATCCTAAATCCATAGTCTAATATTAACTTATTGTGTTTTATTTGTCAAATTTTTTTTTGAAATAAATTTAGATTGTATCATATAATTCATCACTTTTCTTTTAGCCAAAGGTAAAATGGTTTCTTTGAATGGGAATTGGTTTGAGTGATAAATAGTAAAAACAATTAAGTTTTTATATACTTCAGGGTCACTGATATTTTTAATCAATGGTTTTTTTACATCTTTCAATTTGTCTTCAAAATCATCGGTATCACAAGTACAAACTTTTTTTATAATACACTTTGTTTCTTCACCATTCTTTTTAATTGGTTTAATCACAAATTCATACAAATGATTAACCTCATTATCTTTTATCATGAAAAGACCTTGTTTTGATTCTATGTTTTTTTGATTTTGTATTGCTTCAATTGCAATCGTATCACTTGCAACCTCCCAAATAGCCTTTGCTTGATTAAAGTAGTCTTTTAACTTATCGGAAGAAAAAACACAACTATTATAGATTTCACCTATTTCCTCTCTTGTAAAAAGTGGTACTTCGTTTGCAATCAAATCTGAAATTAATATTTCATCATCTGGGTCTTTGATTACTCTATTTAATGTTAGATATTGACCTTTTTCAATAATTAAATTGATGTTGGCCAAATGAAAAGAAATCTGTTGAAAGTTTGGATATA